CTTATTTGGCGCCCGCGGCTGACCCGCTTTGAAAACGCGGCCCTCGGCAACCGCACCACGGACGCCGCTGACACCGTCTACGCACCATCGCGTCAAATGCAGGAGGTCTTCTACAAATGAACTCCCGAGCCAAAGGCGCCCGCGGCGAACGCATGTGGCGCGACGAGCTGCGCTCCGCATTCGGCGACTCCGGTATCCGCCGCGGTCAGCAGTTTAGCGGCCTCGGCGACTCGCCCGATGTCGTCTGCCCTTGCCTTCCTGACATTCATTGGGAGGTGAAGTTTTGCCAAGTGACCAAGGTCAAAGACTGGCTCGCCCAGGCTATCCGCGACGCCAAAGACAAGCTCTTCCCGGTCGTCGCCCACAAGCGCACCGGCGAGGACTGGCTGGTCACCCTGCGCGCTAACGATTTCCTCACCATCCTCCGCGGCTCCGATTTTCTAGTACCAACACAACAACAACCACAAACCAAATAACATCATGGCAACTAAAACCCTAACCACACCCGCGGGCATCGCTCGCTATCCCCACCTCAACGCCCCTGACCGCAAATACGCCACAGCGGAGGCTCCGCACGGCGTGTACAAGGTCAACTTGGAGATGTCCAACGACGACGCGGCCAAGTTCATCGCCGCCATCGAGGGCATGTTCAGCGAGTTCCTTGAGGAAAAGAAGCGCGAGCTGAAGAAGGACAAATTGAAAATGTATGATTTTCCGTGGGAGGAAAACGACGGCATGACGCAATTCAAGCTCAAGGTCAAAGCCATGGGCAAAAGCAAGGCCGGCGAAGAATACAGCCGCCAACCGAAGCTCTTTGGGTCGGACGGCCAGCCCATTGAGGCCAATGTCGGCGGCGGCAGTAAGCTCAAAGTCGCTGTGGTGCCATACTTCTGGTACAGCGCGACCCTGGGCGCGGGCATCACGCTCCAACCCAAAGCCATCCAAGTCCTTGACCTCGTTACTTGGGGCAGCGGCGGCAGCGCGCAAGCCTACGGCTTCGACGTAAGCGAGTCCGCAGCCCCCGCAGCCAAGACCGGCACCGACGACCAAGAGATCAGCTGGTAACCAGCATGCCTGCCAAAACACCACGCAAGGCAACTACGCGCAGGGCCAAGGCGGTCAAACCCGCCGAGCCCGACCGCTTCACCGAGGACGGACGCAAGATCGTACGCCTTGAAAAGACCCGGGCTCACCAGAAGTACCCATTGAAAGACGGCACCGACGTTCCCGGTGCCAGCACCATCGCCAAGATCGGCGAGGACACCAGCGGGTTGATCCACTGGGCATGGAAGCTCGGCACCGAAGGGCAGGACTACCGGAAGGTCCGCGATAAGGCGGCCGATATTGGGACGGTCGCGCACTTCATGATCGAATGTTTTCTGCACAATCATGAGCCCGACCTCTCGGAGTTCTCCCCGGCAGACGTTGAGAAGGCGACCATTGCCTACAACAACTTCCGCACTTGGTGGGATGAGGAGGGCTTTGAGGTCATTGAGCCTGAGGTCCAGCTGGTCAGCGAAGAGTACCTCTTCGGAGGAACCATCGATGCTCCCGCGCGCGACCGTGACGGCAAGGTTGTGCTCCTTGACTGGAAGACCTCCAAAGCCATCGTGCCGGCGCACAAGATCCAATTGGCCGGCTACGAGCAGCTGTGGAACGAGAACCGGCCGACCATGAAAGTCCAGCGACGCGGCATCGTGCGCATCGGCAAGGAGTCGCCAGACGACTTTGAGGTTTCCTGGATCTTCTCCGCAGAGCCGTTGTGGGAAAACTTCAAGGCTCGCCTGTTCCTGCACTACGCAAACCTGCGCCTCAAGAAAGCAGCCTAATGCGCACCGCACAAACTATCCTGACCGCCGCGGCCACCGCCGTGTGCGGCGAGCGTAATGACAGCTACGGTGCACCGAGCGACGACTTCGGCACGCAGGCCGCAATGATCTCAGCCTACCTCACGCGGAGCAACGGCTACCCGGTCGTTGTCACAGCAAGTGACATCGCCGCGATGATGATCTGCGTGAAGCTGGGCCGGCAGTCGCATGCCGCCAAAACCGACAACTGGCTCGACATTGCGGGCTACGCAGCCTGCGGAGCTGAGTGTGACGAGGCTGCAGCCTGCAGGGCCGAATACGACGACGAGGCTGCCACTGCTTAAATGCCCCCACGCAGAACCATCGCTATTGTCCGCAAGAAACTCGGCCGCGAAAAAGCGGACGGGATGACCATGGGCGACGGCAAAGTCTACATCGATCCCCGCCAGAGCGGCGCGGACGAGCTGGACACGGTTCTGCATGAGCTGCTGCACCATGTCTGCCCTGACATGAGCGAAGAAGCAGTCGCCGAGAAGTCCGCCACGATGGCGAGGTCGATGTGGAAGGACAAATGGAGGCGCGTCCACGAATGACCGCCGCCGGCTACATCCTCATCGGCCTCGCCGCAGGCATCGTGCTCGGCGCCTTGGCAGCTTACGGCGGCATGTTCGCCTGGGCCATCCGCTACGGAAACAACGAAGAAGAATAATTATGAAAAAACCCGCAGGACTCTACGCCAACATCAACGCCAAACAAAAACGCATCGCCGCCGGATCGGGCGAGAAGATGCGCAAACCCGGTTCTGCCGGCGCGCCTACCGCGAAGGCTTTCCGGCAATCAGCCAAGACCGCCAAGACCCGCCGATAGCATGGCCGGAAAGGGCGACACCCCGCGTGCGGTGAATGGCACCCTCTTTCGCCGCAACTGGGATGGCATTTTTATGAAGAAACCCAAACAGTATCCCGACTGGATCTGCAACCAGTGCGGCCGCCTCCACGGCAAGCGTCCCGAGGGCAACTCCGTGGCCACTTACCACATCGGAAGGTGCGGCGTCTGTGGCACTGGGGGCATTGAGGTTACTGAATGCCGGGACTTCGGCCACCTGCGGGAAGGATGGGACCGATGACGTTCACGCCCCTGTTAATCACTACCGTCTGCTATCTGGTGACCGCCGCCGGCTTCTACCGCGAGGGCAACTTGGGATTGTCAATCGCGTTCGCCGGATATGCAGCCGCGAATTTCGGCTTTCTTTACATCTGCGTTAATGGCCAGCCCTAACTCTATGACAAAACCCCGCGACATGTACGACCTAAGCATCGAGCCGACCGACCCGCCCGAGGTCAAGGCTTTGCTCAAGCAGGCCCGGGCCGCGGTGCAGGAGGCTTGCAAGCTGCGCAGCACCTGCAAGGTGTCAAAGCTCGCCCGGGCCTTTGCCGAGCGCAAGGCACGCCGATGAATTTACCTGACGGCATCAACGGTTCTGCAACGGCTTGGATGGTGTGCCAGCCGAGAACAAGTGGTGTGGACCAGCGGAGGCGTTTGCAGCGAACCTCCGCGCCGTCACTTTTGCGATGATCCACGAATTCCAGCGCATCGTCCCGGTGGAAACGCCGGTCGGCTACGGCAGCCTGCTCTACGTTGAGTCCGGCGGGCCGTTGAGCAATGACATCTTTGCCGTAGTCCTTGAGGACGGCGGCAAGATCCGGCACTTCCGCTCGGACCAGGTCAAAGTTTTAGCAAACCCAACGATGGACATTCTTTAGGACGCCGAGCCGACTTAACAACGGCCTGTAGGGGGCCGGCACGGCGCAGTGCACCGGCTCGGCGTCCTAACTATTTTGGAAAACGCACACGCACAACGCTTCACGCCTACCCCGCACCCGGTCATGCAGGTGGATTATGACATCCTGCAGGAACTCGGCGCGGATGAGGGCTGGCAATACCTCAAGAAACGCGAGGAGCTGATCGCCCGCGAGGCATCGGACCCCTTTCGGCATGGTTTTATTCCTCCGGTGTGGCGCCGCGCCTCCGAACTCCTTGAAAAGCACCGCGAGTTGCTCGTCATGGGCGGAAACAGGTCCGGCAAAACCGAGTGGGCGGCCAAGGAGGTCATCCGAACGATGTACAGCAAGCCCGGCGCGGTTGTCTGGTGCTTTCAAACCACGGCTCCGAACTCCATTGAGCTTCAGCAGCCCCGAATTTGGAAGTACATGCCGCCGGAGTGGAGAAACGCGCGCAAGGGACAGGTCACGAACATCACCTACAGCGTCAAGGGCGGCTTCACTGAAGCAAAGTTCGTTGCGCCCAATCAGGCGGTCTGCATCTTCCGCAATTACGCCCAAGATCCCTCCACAATCGAAGGCGGCGAGATCGATGCCTGCTGGTGCGACGAATTGGTGCCGCTTGATGTCCTAGAAACCCTTCGCTTCCGCTTAGTTGACCGCAACGGCAAGCTCGCCGTGACTTTTACGCCGGTCCAGGGCTGGTCGCCCACCGTTGCCGACTACCTTAACGGCGCCAAAAACGTGCAGGAGGTTGACGCCGAGCTGCTGCCGCGCAAGGACGCCGAGGGCAAGGTTGTTGGCTACGAACAGGTGCCCATCGAGCAGATAAACCCCAAGGGCCGCCCGGTCCTCTACTTCCACACGCAGAGCAACCCCTGGGCAGGATGGTCCCGCATGAAACGCGAGCTGCAGTCCGAGACCCGCGAAAAAATCCTCACGCGCGCTTACGGTGTGCCCACCAAAGCCATCGCCGGCCGCTTCCCGCTTTTTAATCCCAAGGTCCACGTCATTCGCCATTCTGAAATACCGAACGGCACTAAGTATCATTGGGTCGATCCGGCCAGCGGCAAAAACTGGTTCATGCTCTGGACCGTCTTTGACCCCGCCGGCCGCACTATCGTCTACCGCGAGTGGCCCAGTCAGACCGAATACATCGAGGGCGTTGGCTACGCCGGCGAATGGGCGCTCCCAGACGGCAAGCGCATGGACGGCCGCCCTGGGCCCGCCATGCAGGATTTCGGCTTCGGCCTGCAGCGTTACAAAGACGAGATCCTGCGCGTCGAGGACGGCGAGCCCATCTTTGAGCGCTGGATGGACAGCCGTTATGGGCATTCCAAGACCCTCGGTAAGGAAGCGCCAACGACCCTCATCGATGAGATGGCCAGCCTCGACATGTTCTTCACGGCGACCCCCGGCGACAGCATTGACGAGGGCGTTGGCATGATCAATGACGCATTGTCATACAACCCCGAACTCCCGGTAGACGCCCGCAACCAGCCTCGCCTGTACATTAGCGAAAACTGCAAGAACACGATCTACGCTTTGCAGACCTACACCGGAGCAGACGGCAAAAAGGCTCCGACCAAAGATCCCATCGACGTGCTGCGCTACATCTGCCTCTCCGACGCCATGTTCATCGACGGCGGCAGCATGAAGTCCCGCGGAGGCGGCAGTTACTGATTTATGAAAACCGACAAAGCCAAGATGGCATGCAATAAGCCCAAGCGCACGCCTAGCCACCCAACGAAGTCCCATGTCGTCAAAGCCTGCGGTGATGCCCTGCCGGTCGGCGGCAAACTGATCCGCTTCGGCCAGCAAGGCGTCAAGGGTTCTCCTGACGGCAGCGCGCGCAACAAGTCCTTCAAAGCCCGCCACGCCAAGAACATCGCCAAAGGCAAAAGCAGCGCAGCGTACTGGGCCGACAAGTCCAAATGGTGAGCGGCAAAGATCATCGCAAGCCATGACCACGCTCTTCCGCGGCCAAGCCCCGCCACCGGATGACTGGAAGGTCGCCCCCGGCGGTCATCCCTTGTGCCAAGTGGCAGAGCAACCGCAGCCCGAAGCAGTTTGGCAACGGGCAGGTCAACGGCCACAACGGCAGCCCCAAACCGGCCGAGGGCGTGTGGCACCTCGAGAAGAGGATCGAGGCCGCGCAGAAGGAGGTTGACCGCATCCAGGCGAACCCTGCGAACAAGGAGCAGGTGCCGGATAGCTTCGACAGGCGATTGAAGGCCGAGCCGATGGCCAAGGTTAAGGCGCTTAAGGCCAGCATAAGCGAGATGCGGCAGCGCATGGCTGGAGTGGAGGTGGCGGCGTGAGTGAATTTATGAAAACGAATGAGATCAAAATGAACACCTGCCCGAAATGCGGTTCGCCGCAAGTTGAAGAACAGACAAATTACGCAAAAGAAACAGGCAGAACATGGTGGGTTTGCGGCACATTTCAAACAAGAGATTGCCACCCTCATCATTCCGAACTGTGCCTTGAGCGTGAGGAGAAGAACACCTTGCAGCGCAAGGTCGAGGAATTTGCTGAAGACCTATGCGTTGAGAGGATAGCTCATGCCAATACAATTCGCAAACTCGACGACAAACACAAACAAGTTTGTGAACTAAAGCGGGAGCGAAACAGGCTTATCGACGACCTACAAGCCTCCACAATCCACAGTTGCGGAGACTCCTGCAGTCGCCCCATGTGCGTGTTGCGGAGGGAGAGGGATGCTTACAAGGAGGCGTTGCAGATGTGTGTTTTTTGGGCTGAATCCATCAGCCGTAGAGTCACCGAGGACAGAGACAGCATAAATTGGACGGGACTGCAGATAGCTC